TAGAAACTGTATTCGCATGAGCAATTGCTGCGGATTGAGCTGCTGCCGCTGCTCCGTGAGCATCGTAAGTATTTTCGGTAACGGCAATTGTCGGAGTTCCACCCTCTGCTGCTGCTCCGTTAGTAAGGGTAATTCCCGTGCCGGCGACCAAAGATTCAACGTAATTACCAACGGTGTCTGTACCCATGACTACCGAGTCATTGGTCCATTGATTCTCAACGTACTTTAAGAAACTACCATTAGCTGGGCTAGATATTGTTACGTCAGTAGCATCGTTTAATCCAAAAGTCAAAGTAGATGCCGTATGATCGTGGGAATCGTTTACTACAGTAATCCCAAGTGTTACATTTTGCGTTCCATCTATCGATATGGATCCTGTTGCGTCTCCGCTTAAGGTTATCGTTCTTGCGGTAGACCAAGAATTTGCGCTAGAAACATTTTCGTTAATATTTACGTAATTTGTTCCATCATTAGTAAATTGCCATTTGCCTACAGATTCGTTCCATATAAGTTGAACGTTCGTTAATGAACCTCTTTCAACTTCTATTCCAGAATTTTTATCGTTAGCAATATTGGCTCTTGCCGCGTCCACGTTCAGCACCATGATGTTGTCTTCTACGACAACAGTTTCAGTGTTTACCGTAACAGTGGTTCCGTTTACTGTTAAGTTTCCGGAAATGATTAAATTAGAATTTATATTTACACTGTCTTCAGTTTGTATCAAGGAGTCAGTAGGTTGAGACCAATTTAATGAAGTATTTACCAAAACTCCCGAATTGTTTTTGTAATACAAAACTCCGGTTTTTAGGATCAATAGCTATTTGACCTTGACTAATCGTCGGTGTCGGCATTTTTATCCCTTTTTACTTATTAGAATGTTCCACCGTCAATAGTTATTCCATCAAATGTGGTTAGATTTGTTATGGAGCCACCTGTGATAGAAACACTGTTTGAGTTTTGAACGGCGATAGTACCAAGTCCAAGAGTCGTTCTTGCAACTGCAGCGCTTGCACTTGCAATCAAATCTCTTCCGTAGGAAGTTAAGTCAGTGAGACTAGCAGTTCCAGATCCGGTGAAATATGCAAGCTTATCTGCAGCTGATGTCAAACCAGCCAAAGCCGCTAGTTCTGCATCGTAACCCTGAACGTCGGTGCCTATTGTCAAACCAAGATTTGTTCTTGCAGCGGCGGCGGTTGTTGCCCCGGTGCCACCATGGCTTATCGATATCGTTGAACCATTCCACGTACCAGTTGTGATCGTACCAACAGATGCAAGGCTTGAATTAACTACGGTTGCACCAAGGGTTGTGCTAGACAGAACTGAACTAGAGCCTATTGCATAAGTTTTACCCGCTGCCAGATCAAAATTTTCTGAGGACGTCCAGGAATCTGTTGCATCTACCCAATTCAAAGTTTTGTCAGTGGCACCTTTTATCGTTATACCTGCCCCATCTGCTGCCGCATCGGTTGTTGATCCATTTGCAATTACTATGTTTTTATCCTCAACCGCCAAAGTGGAAGTGTTCAATGTAGTCGTATTACCCTGAACCAACAAATCTCCAGTTACCGTCAGATTATTTGGAATTGTTACATCATTCGGTAAAGAAAACGTTACGTTTCCATTTGCGCCAGAAACAGCAACTTGATTGGCGGTACCGGCAACTGAAACAACGCCACTGTTGGTAACGGTAAACGTTCCGCCCTCAACATCGGTATTTGTAACAGAAATTCCGGTTCCGGCAGCGACAGATCCAACATAGTTGCCAGTCGTATCTGTGCCAAGGGCAACAGAGTCGGCAGCAATTGTTGCTGTCAATGTTGCACTAGCAAGATCTGTGACAGTGACGCTACCGCTTAAATCACCACCAAGTGTGATTGTAAAATCTGCTACGTTAAGATTTATTTTTGCATTTTCGTCATCATACGTTGCAGTAATTCCAGAATGCGTTCCATTAGTAAATAGTTCTCCAGCGGCATCTTGAGCGGCTTCTATAAAGTTAGTCACTGCTGCTGAAGTAATTGAAATTGCAGAATTACCCGCTGCAAGTAGGCGACCCTGGGCATCCACGGTAAATGTGGAAACCGTATTCGTTGCACCATAAGATCCGGGCAATACGCTTGTGTTGTTAAGATTCAAAGTAATCGTATCTGTTGCGCTAGCTACAGAGCTAAGACCAGTGCCACCAGAAATCGTAAGGGTATCTGTTCCGGACGTTATTGTTTGCGGGCTACCAGAATTACCAGCTACCGTAAAAGACGTAGCCACAGTACCGACCAGGGCGTCAACGTAAGCTTTAGTTACAGCATGTGTGGCGCCAGAAGGGGTGGGAACTATTACTGTTCCAGAAAAAGTTTTATCACCAGAAATTGTTTGAGCACTAGTTAAAGTAGTAAAAGCGCCAGGACCAGCAATAGCTAAAGCCGTGCCAGTTCCACCTGTTCCATTTGTACCTTCACCATAATATAGAATATCGTCAACTTCATTAAATGCCAACTCTGCATTGTGTATTTCTGACGGTGCTCCGGCTGCTCCAGATGTTCTACGTCTAATTCTTAATATATTGGCCATACCTAGAAGTTCCCTCCGTCTACTAAATTTTCTTCATCGTAATTAATCCAAGCATTGCCGTTATAGCGCAAAACTTGACCCGTTGCTACCGAATTTATAGTAACATCAGTTAAACCATTTAATACTGATTGACTTAAGATAGATTGTTCTGCGGTAAAAATTCTATCTTTAACTGTCAAATGAGAGTCAGCTGGATTTATACCAAGAACTGTTTGTATAGCCTCTACGGCATCATTGATATTTGCGTGTTGAAGATGGTGCGGCACGGTGACAGAATTGAGGGCATCGTTTGCCGTAGGGTTTATCAGATTATCTAAAGCCGTTGGATACTGTGATGGCATTATCTTTACCTACAATGAAAGTATTTTGGTTGATTCGTCACTCCAAAAGATAGTAACGGAATTAACAGAATTTGAACCCGCAAAAGGCAAGCCACTTGACGTATCAATATAAAATATTAATTTTGAATTTGAATCAGAAGGTTGATACTTATATAAAGCTATTGCATCAAAAGCGGAACCATTGTATTCAAGAATAGTTATGTTTGCGGCATCTAGCACTCCAGACGTACTAGATACCCCAGCAATAGCCTCTGATCTTTTTATTATTGCGTTTGCCGGTATATCACTTACATGTTGATCGATATCTTGATTAGGAGTATAATCTGGTTTTTTTAATAAAAGAACTTTTAGTTGATCAGATAAAACATTTATTTGTCCATTTAACAACGCTTCTTTTGCTTTTTTATAAACAAAATTAGCCATTTAAATACCTACGTCTTTTGAAACTTTAATTCTATATTTATAACCTTTTTCAAAGTATTCTTTATTTTCTATAAAATACGAAGGAGTAGCGTCATTCAATGAGGGAAAATCTACATAAACTTCCGGTTTCCAAGAATGAGTTGCTATTCTGGTATCTATAGATTCCCATCTACCTGGTTGCCTTTGTATCTTTTTTCTTTGTGCAACAAAATATCTATTGTTCATAAAGTTTGCTGCTGGTTTTTGATTAAAGGTAACTTTTATTCTTCCATTCAAATAATCACTCTCAAGATAAAAAGCTCCGCTTTCTGGATCTGTTTCAGTTATATAAAAATCAGGATTTTTTGCTACAATCTGATGGCCGGTAAACGCATTAATTTTTATAGACTTATCTTCTATTAAAATATCTTCAAGCTCTGGTGCATTGACACTATTGAATGGAGTCGGACCAATTGGTTGACTGGGAGTTGCCCCCGCAGCCAAAGTTGTAAAAACAATTTGTTCTTCCGGTATCGGTTCATTAGCTGCATCTACAAAATTAATAAATCTTATAATGTATTCAGTCGAAGGACTTAACTGAGTTTTCCAAAAAAGTTTTAGAGTCCTTGATATTTGATTAAAGTCAGATAAGGTATCTATCGGTTTGAACGGAGCGTTTAAAACTGTAGGCGTCGCGGCGGTAGTTTGTACTATGATATTTGCGTTTTTGATGGAAGCTATTTTTATTGTTCTTCCAAATTTGACTGAAACCGTTCCTATTCCTACGGCGGCTTCTTGCAACAAGGGTAAAGCCACAAAATCTCCTATCTCTTACACAATAGAATAGTAACGTCAAGATATAAACAACGAAGGGCGACCAGCTTTCGCTGATCGCCCACGTCGCTTAGAAGTAAACTATAACGGTTCTAAGATAATTCAGCTATTAAAGACCGCCAGCTGTGGCTTCGTTTGTAACACGAATCTCGTAGTTACGGGCGAGGCTCACGTTCTTGGCTACGGTGATTCCCTCACCATCTCCAAGCATGACGATGTCATAGCGTTCCTTCATCTTCATTTGACGAATGTCGCGTGAAGGATCGTCGAACTGATCGGTGCTCATGTCGTCTTTGACGAGCAGCGTACCGACTTCATTACGATCGATCAAGAACAGGTCTGACTTCGCTGGTGTTGCAT